TGTACAGCACTTAAAAAGAGAATACTATCATTTCCACTAAAACTACCACTATTGTTATAGTCAAATAAATGAGCATATTTATGAGGCATAGTCTCAGCGCTAACACCTAGCTTGGCAATAGCCCTACCAATATCAGCTAACTCATTTACTGAATATGAATCATAATCCCACTCATCAAATATTATTCTAGTACTAGTAATAGTGTTTGTAGATTCATCATAAGCTAAGCCTTCACTTGTAAACTTAATCTCACCTGAGTCATCTAACTGTATATTACCTGTTAAAGTTAAATCGTCAAAGGTTACGTCATCAGTTGTACCTACTGCCTGACCAATAGCTATTGTTTTAGCGGCGGCATCTACAGTAACTCCTGTTGATCCAGTGTATACAGTATCAGTAAATACAGCATCAGCAGGTACAGCAGTTTTAACATTATCAAAAGCCCAATCTGAGCTAATCGCTGTAGTAACTGCCCCATCGGCAGGGCTAGAACTTATATTTAAAGTAGCCCACGGTACGTTTACAACAGCTTGACCCGCTGAGTTTAACTGTATGCCGTAAGTTCTACCTGATGTAGCTGTAACACTTTCAGCGGCTGTTGTTTGAACTGTATCACTAGCAAGCTCAATACCACCTAGTGCGCTACTAGTTGCTGTAGGTAAAGTGTATACGGTATCTGTCCACGGTACATTTACAGAAGCTTGACTGCTAGCATTTAATTGTACAGCGTATGTTCTACTAGCATTAGAACTAACAGTTTCAGGAGTAGTAGTTTGAGCTGTATCATCGTGAAGCTTAATAGCACCGAGCGCAGAAGAAGTAGCCGCGCTTAGACCAGTTAAAGCATGAGTATCAACCATACTCTTAACGTCAGCAGGGGAGAAAGAACGCTCAGCCGTTTCTGTCCCTGCTGTTCTTTCAGCCTCAGATACTTGATCTGGGTTTACTTCAGCCCCTGCGGAAATACCAGCTAGCTTATTGTGGTCAATTAACCCGCCAATAATGTCAGCATTACTAGCAATACCTGTTTCAGCATCTCCTGTCCCTGGTCTTCCTATGTAAAGGTTACCCCCAGTGGTGTTACTGTGGATATATGCTAGTTCTCCTTCTTTTAAATTAGAAGGGTTTGTCGCACTACTGCTTCTTTTGATCTTTATTCTTTGAGCCATTGTTTGCTTCCCTGTTAAATTCTAAAACGTACCGCCTGAAAGTTCATCATTAATACTTATATAGTTTTCATCGTTTGTAAATTCAGATACATTAGTGTATGTAGTATCCGTAAATAAAGCATTAAGAGGTACGTCAGTTAGTACTTGAGGATCGTCTACCTTACCATCTAACGCTACTTGCAATCCGTCTATGTCATCTATATCAGGATCGACAAAATCATCTCTAGCTTGTTCTGCTGTCTGTGCCGCTTGCTGTGCTTGCTGTGCCGCTTGTTGTGCTTGCTGAGCGGCAAGTTCCGCTGAGCTTTTAAACTGACCTTCAGGGTCTTGATAGTCTTTGTAGAATCCTGTCATTATCGTACCCTTTTATTTTCCTTTAATAGCTACCACCATTTATAGTTTCTGTTTTGCTTAGCTTTAACGCTAAAGCATCTGTTAATCCTGTAACGTCTTCTACAGGAACAATGTCATATATTGTATCTAATATTGCTTGAGCTTGTTGTTGCGCTGATATTGCGGCATTAGCGGCTTGCTCAGCAGTATCTAAATATGTTTGATCTGAATCATCATAATCTTTATAAAAACCTGACATGGGTTACCTCGAAGGTACTATACCTAATGTTGAACCTGAAGCCTCTGCTTGCTGTGCCATGTTTTCAATCTCTGCCGCCGCTCCTCTAAATTTAGCTTCAAACTGTGCGGCTTCTTCTGTATTCTTTGTGTACAAAGCTTGCTCTGCTAATGCACCATAAAGTAAAAGGTCAGTACCATACTCAACAAACCAATTAGTATCTGTGTCGTTTACAAGGTCAGGGACTACAGAATAATAAGAAAGCTTAGCTGTAGTTATATTACCTTTAGGGCCGAGTATAAACTTGTTAGCTTCCCTTGCAAAGTATCGGGGATTACCTGCTCGCTTACCTTTACTTAAAACGTATGGAAGGTCTTTACGCTGTAAGTCTATAATAGTACCGCTTACATCAACAGTAAGAGCTTTAGCTTCTAAGTAATCAGAAGGAATAACAACAGCGCCGTCTACAATAGGCAGACTAGCAGATACCTTTTCAAGAACAGGAATACGCAAGACACGATTAGCTCGGTCTTGGGCTATGTTAATAAAAGAATTAATAGTAGCGTCTGAAATATCAGTACGATTTCCCCAATCTTTTACAAGCGCTCTTAGTTCTCCAAAGTTACTAACTGCCATTATATTCGTCCGTAGTCTGTTCTAAGTTTTAAATAATCAGCACTTCGCAATCGTGCCATCATCTTTGCTTTTAAATCTGGATCGTGGAATAATTGATGCATAGAGCAGTTCCACTCATCACACCACATATTAATTAAATTGAGAGGAATAGAAGCTACCTTACGACCGAAAGTATCTCCATCGGTTTTACGATTTAAGTTATTAACAGCTTCATATTTGTTTCGTTCTAGAATTGCAGAGTAATCTTGAGTAGTACCGAACGTAATTGTACCATCATTGTTTTGTGTAACTGTAGTCTTTACGTCAGACATATATACCTCGAAAAGAAGCTAGACTACCCCGAAAGATAGTCTAGCATATTTCTAACTTACGCTGAAGTTGTTAGGTCTAAGATAGCACCTGAAGCTTTTTCGTTTTTAGAACACAAAGTGTATTCTACTAACATTTGCTTAGAGTCTGAGTCACCTGTCTTAGCAAGATCAGTAGTCTGGAAATCACGATAGTAATCTACAGAGAACATGTCAGGCTGAAGAACATAAACTTTGTCAGTCTCCATCAAACGGTTAGGTACAACAGTTAGCTCACCATAGTCAGAAACGTAAACGTCTACTGCGTTAACAATAGTTTTGTCAGTTACGTCTTTGTACTTAGTAGCGTTACCAGTGAATGAAGTGATTTTAGACTTCTGGAAAGCACCACACATAATGATAGAAGGCTCACCGCCTTGCTCCCAGATATCTTCAACAACATCTGTTAGAAGAGCTTCGGTAAACGCACGAGCAGTACCGTCTGTAGGAAGACCAGTACCTTTACCCCAAGTACCACCTGCGTTAGCTTCACCCTCATCAGTGTCAACGCCACCGTCAGAAGCTTGGTTTACGTTAGTAGCAACCCAAGCAGGTAGAGAAGCAAGCTCACGAGCCGCACTAGCACCACCCGCGTCCATTACTTTAGAAGTACCAATCAAAGTCTTTTCCATGTCACGCTTTAGCTCAAGACCTTTCTTAGCTACTTGGTAAGCCATTTCTGAAGCACGACCTGCCGCATCAGAAGCTTCGTTAGAACCAGAAACTGCTACAGTTTTAGTAGCGATCTGAGTGTAGTTACCAACACGCTCAGTAGCCGCTAAAGTTGCTGAAGATGCGTCTGCTCCTTCAACTGCTTTGTTGTCAACAGCCGCCGCAAGTTCATCAGTTTGCCACTCGTAGTAAGTACTAGAAGTAGTACCTTTACCTACGTTTGACATGAACGGAGTATCGGTTGGAGAAATGTTGTAAATAATATCTGCTAGGTTTTCTTTAATACCTACTTGGTCATACGTCTTATAAACTGCCATGATAAATTTCCTTATTAAATAAAGTTAAGAGGTTAAGGACAGAATGGCGCTTGCCGCGTCTGTCACTTTGCCAGAGCTTTGTAGCTTTTGTCGTTGTTCCTTAACGGCGCGAGCTTTTCGTGTTTGTGCTGATGGAGGCGTTGGTGACTTTACTTTCTTCTTAACAACAGGTTGTCTTTTCTTTTTGACGGTTGCCTTCTTGCTAACAAGTTCATCGTATAGTCTTGCCTTATTAATTACCGACACATCACGAGCTGATATTACATTGCTTAGGTCAGCGTCTGAATAACCCTGTGCCTTAGCATAGTCAACAACAGCTTTTTGAAAGTCAGGAGAAACCCATTCAGGTATTAAACTTGAAAGTTTCTCTTGCTCTTGGTGAACTATCTTAGCGCGTTCCTCTTGTCTTTGTTGCTCAGCTTGTGCTTTAGCTTGTTGAAAACCTGCAACACTTTGTCGTAAGTTATCTTCAATCTCTTGAACACGTAACTGTTGTTTAACAAAAGCAACAGGGTCAGCTTCTTTGTCGATAGCTCCTAACAGTTCTTTAGCCTTATTAACCTCCGCCATTTGATTAGTAGCGGCTAGTTCCATAAGTTGCAGATACTGCTGTCTCTCAGCGTTAAGATTAGTCTTTAGAGTATCAAGTTCCTTAGATTCATCTTGTAGCTTCTGGACACGCTTTGTGTAATTCTGTTCGAGTTGATATCCTTTCTTTAACTCTTCGAGGTTGACTTCGTACTCTTCACCATCTACTTTAACAGTGTATAGATCACTTTCTGTAGTCATCTCTTGAGCTTCAGACTCTTCTTCAACTTCGTCAGAATCCCCCACTTCAACGTCACCGTCATCTTCTTCCGTTTCGACTTCGGTATCTTCCTCTACTTCAACTTCAACTTCCTCGTCTTCGTTTTCAGTAGTGACCTCTTGAGTTTCCTCTTCGAGGGTTTCTTGCTCTAGCGTCTCTTCCTTCACTTGCTCCTCTTCGGAGGGATTAAGAAGTTTAGCTACGGCTTCATTTACTGTAAGAGTTTCATTGACATCCACTTGGGGTAGTCTCCTATGTAGTTCTATATATGTATATTATACCATACTTTAAAGTAAAAGTAAAGCTTTATTTTACTTTTTGTTGATATTCGTAATTTGATACGTAACCTACTATGACATCTTCAACCATACCTACTGCTTTTTGTAAATGCCAAAAGTCATCACGCTCATCAATTTCTGTTGACTTAGCCCATGCTATTGCAATGTTTTGTTGTATGTCAGAGAAAACTTCTTCTAAGATTCCCCCTCTAAGCAACTCACGAGCCATGTTTGCTTTTTGTTCTGGGTTCATTATTCACCACTCATCTTTAACTTGCTGTCTCCAATCCCTACTGGTCGTTTCTGTACAGCCTCAAGTCCAAGTTCTGCGGCTTCTTTCTTCTTCATCCATTCAAACTTCTCACGCTCGAACTTCATGTTCTCTAATTTGATCTGGAGTTCTGTTTGTTTTAGTTGAGCTTCTGCTTGCTGTGCCGCCGCTTGTACTTGTTTCAGTTGTGCGTCAGCAATATCTTTCTGCGATTCACCCTGTGCCGCAATCATGTCTGGGCTTGGTACTGGCTCTGGTGGTTTAATCTGTGTAGGATCGCCAATAAACTTAGCAGGATTGCGGTAACCTGCGTTCTTAATAAACTCACTTGCTAATGCATGGATGTGCTGTGGCTGTATCAAGTATCCGCCTTGAGTCTCACCTACACCTCGAAGCATTGTTGCAATGTTGTTCAAGTGCATTAGTTGTTGGTCTTTGTTTTGATTACCTAAGCCAACCGTCACTGCCATATCAAATCTATCTTTCCAATCATACGGAGCAACAGGGACAAATCTACCACGTAGCTTAACAATATCTACTTCCGAGTTGTTTGTTCTAATTAGTCTGTAAAGCTGTAGGAATAATTCTTTAACACCTGTCTCAGCAAAGATACGAGCAATCAGTTGTATCTTTTCTTGAGCCGCAGTCATTACCTGATTAACTGCTGTAGCCGCTGTGTTAGATGTTAAGGCTGATGGGTCTAAGCCTTGAGTCATTCTAGAAACACCTGCACGGTCTTCTCTTTCTTTATCTAGCTCGTTTAAGAAGGGGAAGGTAGCCTGACCTAACTGTGGCACTGGAAGCTGTCTAACAGCGCCTTGTACTTTCTCACGGACAATACCACCAATACGGTTGTCGATAAGGTCTTGCAAGTTTACTTGGTTTTCTACAGCCGCATATCTACCTGCGTTAGATAGTGCTAAGTTATCGAGAGTGTGTCTCCACATCTTACTTCTAATCTCTTGGATATCTTTAACAAGATCAGCAACGCTAACACCTGTAAACTTGTGAGGCATCATAATTGGAGAAAGATTGATTACAGGTACAGTACCTACTTCTTGCCTTTCAAGTACAACATTACCTACACTGTGTACTTCAAACAACTTCATCTTTTCGTCTTTGTCATCGAATACTTTAATCCATGACTTGACATATTCAGCAATAGTGTCGTTAGAGTAATCTCGTGTTTCATCTACATCACCAAACCTAGAATCTTCTACTTCTGTTTTAGCAAGGTTTGAGCTGTGTCCTGTGCTAATATCTTCTTTATTATATCCTGCATCAATAAGCGATCCGATGCTGAC